CCTATTAGGTTTTTCGTTTTCGGATCGGATTTAAAAGTATCCCGCATCAATAGAGGCGCCGCCTTCCTTTCCCCATATAAAAATCCCTATTTACCAGGTGACACATTGTTATGAGTGATGAAACGAGAAAGTTAGTAGAGAGCGATAGGCTTCCAGGCGTGATGATTACGGCACCTGAGATTCAGGATTCGTGTAGTACCAGTCGGAGTTATCCCAGGAGCGAGGAGTTGGCTAGGCAGGTGCGGATATTATCATCGCTTGGTTTGTCGAAGAGTAACATTGCTGTGTTTCTTGGCATGAGTCCTCCGAAGCTTGAGAAGGATTATGGCGGTGAGTTGGTTGAGGGCAAGAAGGAGATGAACATTAAGCTTGCTAGGCTGGCTATGGATGCGGCTGAGGCTGGCGATTCCAAGATGATTCAGTACCTGTGCAAGGTGAAGCTAGGTTGGACGGAGACATCGACAGTGGAGCACGTAGGCGAGGTTAGGGCGGTGATATCTGCCAAGCCTTTGTCGAAGGAGGAGTTCGAGACTAAGTATCTTGCTCAGGCGGTTGGTAATGAGCAGGAAGAGGAAGAGTGAGCCTGATAGGTTTCTTTATGTCAGATGTCCGTACTGCAAGGTTATTGGAATGTACGTTACGAATAGGACGGTCATTTCGTGTCGGATACGGTATTGTATAGGAGTTATGATTATCCCTCGAGATGAGGTGACTAAGGAGGATTATTGGAGGCTATGGGGATAGAGCATCGAGAGAAGGAAGAGACGGAGCATACGATGAGGTGTCCCTGTTGCAAGCATGTTTCTACGCTAAAGGTTGAGATTCTTACTCCATACGTGAGTTTGTCTGCTGGCGAGACTGGACCTTACTTTGTCTGCCAGAATCCGAAGTGCAATGTGGAGCGGATTTACGATTCTAATGCCGTTATGGTGAGCGGAAGGTAGCTGGTGGAAGAGCAGCAAAGGATAGTTTGGAGTCCTCAACCTGGTCCTCAAGCCATGTTGATTGACTGTCCTTTGCCGTTGATTGGTTATGGTGGCGCTCGAGGCGGAGGAAAGACGGACGGAGTATTAGGAAAGTTTGCGGTACTGCAGGACATTTATGGCACTAAGTTTAACGCCATATTCTTTCGTAAGGAGTTACCGCAGGCGGATGACTTAATTGAGAGAGCCAAGCAGATTTATTTACCGTTGGGGGCACATTGGCAGGACCAGAAGAAGCAGTTCACATTCAAAAGAGGCGGGAGGTTGAGGTTTCGACCTTTAGCGAACGACGAAGACGCCGAAAAGTATCAAGGACAGAACCTGTCCCACGCAGCTATCGAAGAGGCAGGAAACTACGCCGATCCAGGACCGATATTTAAGCTTCTAGGAGCCTTGCGAGGCGATTGCAATCCTCAGCTGATACTAACCTTCAATCCTGGTGGCGTTGGTCATTTTTGGCTCAAGGAGCTCTTTATAAAGCCTGCTCCGTTAGGCAAGAAGGTGCTTAAGAAGGAGCTGCCGAACGGGGAGTTATTTGAGTACATCTACATTCCCAGTCGGATTCACGACAATAAGGTGCTGCTTAAGAAGGATCCTGGCTACATTAACCGATTGCACTTGGTTGGTAGCCCTGAGTTAGTACGGGCATGGTTGGAGGGCGACTTTGAGATTCATGAAGGCAGCTTTTTTCCAGAGTTTGGAGCGAGGCATATCGTCAATCCTTTTAATATCCCTAAGCATTGGCCTCGTTATCTTGGTTATGATTGGGGATATCTTAGCCCTTTTGCTGCTGTTTGGGGGGCTATATCTAGTGGACGGGACGACCATGGTAATGAAATGCCTTATCCCAAAGGATCGATAGTTGTGTATCGAGAGCTCCAAGGAAAAGGCTTGGATAACGTCGAGCAGGCGACAAGAATTGCGTCACTATCGGTAGGAGAGGAGGTTCACGCCGTAGCGGATCCATCCATCTTCAATAACCAGGGCGGCCCTACCATCGCAGACCAGTTTCATGGTGTTTTTGCCAAGTATCGGATGCCTAATTTTAGGCGAGCAGACAATGATAGACTCTCTGGCTGGTCACAGATAAGACAACGCCTGGTCGCCAAACCTGCCATGCTGTATATTACCACCAACTGTCCGTACTTGTTAGAGACGTTACCAGCCTTGGCGATTGATAAGAGAAAGCCCGAAGACGCTGATTCTAAGGGAAATGACCATGGCTGTGACGCTTTACGCTACCTCTGCAAGGAGAGGTTACTGGACAGTGAGTGGAGTCAGCCTGCTCAGGTATTCAACAAGGGAGTGGTGCAGTTACAAGCGTATATCTCTCAAATGAGGGCTCAAGCGGGACGAACACAAATATGAAAGAGATCAGACCACTTATTGAGAAGTTTTCGTCCAAGTATTGGAAAGCAGAGCTCGCTCGAGCGGAGAAGAGAGCAGAAAACTTCGTTAAGACGGCAGAAGAATCGATTCGTGTTTTCAATGCTCAAAAGAATATAGGCTTTCTTAATGATACTGAGCGAAGAATCAATTGCTGGTGGTATTGTAACAATACTCTTCTACCTGCTTACTATTCTTCTACGCCAAAAGCGGAGGTGAGCCTACGAAAGCGAAGTGGCGGCCTTGTAGAGGAGCTTACCGCTGTCGTCCTCGAGCGAAACATTCAATACGCTCTCGATAATGAGTTCCCTTTCGACAATGTTGGCTACACTTTGGCTATGCACTTCCTTGTTACTGGAAGGTGCGTCTCCTGGGCTCGCTACGAGGCGGAGATTGAGGAGGAAGAGGTCGAAATAGCCCTCATTAAGGGAGAGGATGGATCCCTTACCGATGAGAATGGCGAGGCTTTTACAGACGAGATACTCGAGCAGAAGCCAGGCGTTGGGAATATCGTCCTTGTTAAGATTAGCACACCAAAGAAGAGCGAGGAGTGCGCCAAGCTCGATGTGGTGCAGTACGATGATTACCTATGCTCCGATGCCAGGACCGAAATGGAGGTTCGCTGGAGGGCTAGGCGAGCCTTTCTCAGTCGAGAGGAGGCGGAAGCTCTCTTTGACGAGGATGTTGTTGAGGAGCTTACCTTTGACGCCGTTCTTGATAGGGACAAGAAAGAGTGGAACAAGGACGACGCTCAGTACGAGGGCAAGGCTGAGGTTTGGGAGATTTGGTGCGCTGAGTCCGAAATGGTTTATTGGGCTCATAAGCACTCAGAGAAATACATCATCCACAAGTCAGAGCCACCGATAGACTTCGAGGGCTTCTTTCCTTGCTCCGTTCTTGTTCAAGGCGCAGATCCTAACTCAGTTATTCCAATCTCAGACTACGCTCACGTAAGAGACCAGATCCTGCAGATTGAGCGCCTCACCACTCGAGAGGCAGCACTCCTTCAGGCTATCCGCACTAACTTTGTTTATGACGCCGCTCTTGGACCACAGATTCAGGAGCTCTTTACTGGCGACCTTCGAGGTCTCCCTGCCACTAACTGGCCAGCATATAAGAGCGCTGGAGGATTGTCGGCAGGTGTTGAGTTTATCGATGTAACTCCGTACACCAACGCTCTACAAATAGTGCAAGGTGCTAAGGAAAGAGCCCTGCAGCAGCTATACGAAACGCTTAAGGTATCCGATCTGCTTCGTGGCACGTCTGAGCAGTATAAGTCAGCCACAGCTAATCGCCTGGAGGCTCAGTGGAGTTCTCTTGGCTTAGTGGTGCGGCAGAATATGTTCGCTAAGTTCATTAGCGACAGTATCGACAAGCTTGGGCAGATAATCGCCTCGCAGTACAATCCAGAAGCTATCTTTGAGATTGGCGACGTTGATAGGCTGGTAGCTCCGTACCTACCGCCTCCTCCAGTACCGCAGGCACCTCCAATGCCTGAAGGTATGCCACCAGAGATGGCTCCTCCTCCACCGCAAGGGCCCGATCCTGTCATGTGGGAGAACGAGCAGCGAGAAATGATGAAGCAGAAGATTCTATCCCTGCTTCGTAACGAGGATAAGCGTTGCTACCGCATTCAGATCGCTTCTGACTCTATGGTCGCTATCGACCAGGCTCAAGAGCAGAAGGAAGGTGCACAGCTGATGTCCACTGCAGGAGACTTTTTCAACCAGATGAAGAGCCTCATCGAGCAGTATCCGCCATTGCTTGGTTTTAGCATCGAGTTGTTCCAGAACATGATTAAGAGGTTTAAGAGCGGCAAGGAGATCGATGGACTTTTCACAAAGGCACTTACAGACATTGCAGAGGTTGCGAAGGCTAAAGAAGAGGCAGCGAAACAGCCGCCTCCGCCTGATCCAGTCATGCTCGAGATGCAAGCCAGAATGCAAATTGCCCAAGTGGAATCTCAGGCTCGAATACAAGCTACTCAAATGCAGATGGAAGATGCTCGTGAGAAAAATATGCTCGTTTATCAAGAGCAGCAAGTAAAACTCCAGCGTCACCAGCTCGAGTCGCAGATGATGCTCCAAAAGCAGCAGTTCGAGGAGTACCTCTCGCAGCAAGAGCTCTCTATCAAGCAGCAAGAGGTTCAGGTCAAAGCCAACTCTGTGCAGGTTGATATGCTCAAGGTTCAGGCTATGGCTGAAGGCGAGCAGACCAAGCAAGCCATCGCTCAAGAGGCTAACCGCATGGCTGGTATCCTCGATGTGCAGAAGCTCGAGCTCGAGCAGATGCGTATCCGACTCTCTGAGAGCGAAAAGCTTATGGAGGAGAGGAGACTTCAGTCTGAGAATCAGTTAGAGCGAATGCGAATGCAGATGGAGCAAGCAAGCACTCCTAGAATGATGAGCATGGGCGGTATGACTGGCAGAAAGAAGTCAGGCAAGATCATCACTGATGAGAACGGTAATCCAACAGCAATTGAGATAACTGAACAGCCAGAGGTGAAGGTTCAACGTATAACACTTGATGAGGAAGGCAATCCTAGCGGGATTGAGTTAAGCTAATGGCAAACGCACTGTATCCTAAAGCTAAAGAGAAGTTTCTTGATGCTCTAATTGATATGCCTACTGATACTATCAAGATTGCCTTGATAGACACTGGCGTATACACCTATAGCGGTACCGATGAGTTCTTCTCTGCAGCATCGTCGGCAGTCATAGGAACAGCAGTAACGCTTGCATCTAAAACTATTACTAACGGTGTATTTGACGCAGACAATGTAACATTTACGTCAGTAACAGGTGCTTCTGTTGAAGCTCTTATTATCTACAAAGATACTGGTTCTGCGGCTACATCGCCATTGATTCTTTATATTGACGTAGCTGCAAGCGGTTTGCCTGTTACGCCGAACGGTAACAACATTGATGTACAGTTTAACGCTTCTGGTATCTTTGCACTCTAAAGGAGATTTATGGCTGATAACGTAGGATATACGCCAGGAAGTGGTGCAGTAATAGCGGCTGATGACATT